GATGCGGCGGCCGGCCGGCGGCCGCGCCTGACCCGTAAGGCGCGCCAGCTCCAGCATGCCCGCGACGCCGCTGGCATTGTCGTCGGCCCCCGGCTGATCCCCGTACACGTCGTAGTGCGCCCCGACAACGATACGTTCCGCGTCTTCCGGGCCGAAGGAGCAGACGACGTTCCTGTATCCCTTTCCGTCGTGCGTGAAGTGCTGAGCATGAACGCGGCAGCCCGTTTGGGTGAATTGGGCGGCAATATACGCGGCCGCCTTATCGAGCGAGGCGACGTTCGCGGCATTCCGCGGCGGGTTTATCGCGGTAAGTGCTGCAACGTCGCGGCGCATACGCTCGGCGCTCGCCGGTATCTCCTGCAGCGCTCCGCGGTCCGGCCGGGCCGGTCTGCTGCGCGAGGGCGTATAAAGGATGGCGGCAACCGCGGCTGCGACGAGACACAGCGACAACAGGAGCAGGCCTTGCCGGCGGAACCTTCTCATGCGTATGCCCGGCGGGTATCGGACGTTCCCATTCTTCATCGTATCATACAGGACGGCCGGCTGTCGTCGGCAGGAAGGCCGATTGTCAACCAACCCGCCGAAACCGGCCTTGCCTCGAATCCCGGGAAGTGGTAGAATCCGGGCATACAAGGAGACTTCGTTCCGTGGGCATCGGGTACCTGATCAGGCAGATAAAAAAGCACGAACCGCTCATCAGGGAATACAAACCCCGCAAACTGAAAGAGCCCGTCCGCAAACTGGAGATCGTCAGCGCCTGGAAAGGATTGGAGCTGATCATCGAGGATATCCTCGACCGTTATCATATCGGCCGCACCCGGTGCATCGAGTTTGGCGTCGAATTCGGATATTCAACCGTTGCTCTGTCAAGCTTCTTTGAAGACGTGACAGGTGTGGACACGTTCACCGGCGACTGCCACACGGCACAGAGAGATGACCACTACGAGGAGACAAAGGAGCGGCTTGCCGCTTATCCCAATATCCGGCTGATCAGGTCCGATTATCGGGACTTCATAAAGCAGAACGATGCCCGGTTCGACTTTGCGCATGTCGATATCGTGCATAACTACAAGGAAACTTTTGAATGCGGTTTGTGGGCTGCGCAGCACGCCGACGTTGCCGTCTTCCATGATACGGAGAGTTTTCCGGACGTGCGCCGCGCCGTGATGGATATCGCGGCCGCCACACGGGGCAGGTTACGCAACTACCCCCATCATCACGGCCTCGGGATAATCGCGAACAGAAAATGAACGGCCGGGGGCCGCCGAAGCGGCCCTGCCTTCTTCTATTCCCCTTTCCCGCCCGCCTTCCCTACCGCAACGCCCGTCACGAACGCCGCCAGGGCCGCTATCGCGGTCGTGATGATATTGGTCGGGTCCGCTTTGAGCAGACAGGTCACGAGCGCGACGCCCAGTATGACAATCACACCGATGATGACGGTCACGAGTGCCTTGTCGTTCCCGATGAGCGCAAGGATGATCTCCTTCATGGGGTCCTCCCTATGCTGCGGTATACACGAACGTCGAGGCGTCGAAAACGTCATCGGCATCCATCTGCCGGGCAATGTCGTTCGCTACGGCCGCTATCGTGTCAACGGTCGTGCTGATCACGTCCGGCGTGACCTTCGCCCAGGTTTCCGCCTGGCCGCCGGTCGATACCTTCTGCATGCCGCCGGCGATTGCCACAAGCCCTTCCGTTACCGCCGCTTTCTTGATCGGCCCCGTACCGTCGCCGAAGGCCTCTTCCGCCGCCGTCATGAGGGTGATCGCAGCCGGGACCGCAGCTACAGCCGCGGGCGGGATGGCAACGCCGAATGCGGCGAGGATCGGCGCGATAACGCTTGAGCTTCCCAGTACCGATTTGATGACCGCTAGCGCTTTGGTGAACATATATCCTCCTTGTTTTCCAGGAGTGCCCCCACTTCGCGCAGGAGCACGTCGTTATAGACTTCGAGCTGCCGGGCGCTGATCGTTTCGCTGCCTTCAAGCGGCAGCGTTATCCCGGCGGCGCGTGCCGCCCTGAACTGGACACCAATCAAGAATGCCTCACTCTCCGTCACGGTGTGAAATCCCCCTCCATCTGCACGATGACCGCCCCTACTGCATAACAGTTCCGTTCCGAGATCCTGGTATCTTCTTTGCCCCGAAGCCGCGTGCAAAGGATCCCTGCCCCGAAATATTCATTGCAGCCCCTTCCGCACGAAGTCGAGTATGCCCTTGAAATAGAAGCCGCCGATGCCTGCCACGCCCGCTATCGAGAGGGCAAACAGCTTCCCGTTGATGCCGTGGCAGATCGCCGTGCACTCCATAACGACAATCCCCGCTATCGCCGCCACCGGGACAATCACCTTGCGCATTCCTTCGCCTCCGTGCCTTTAGAATATCTTCGGCCATGCCTCGTACGGCCCCATACCGGGGTGCGCCGAGTCCCTCAATGGCGCCCCGCTGTAGTCCCCGCCCGTGATGCTCAGGTCGGCGCCGCTGTAGATGCCCCTCGATTCGGGCCTGAGATGGTAATCGGCATCGTTCGCCTGGCTGTATATCCACGTCTGGCCGTCTGCCTGGGCGGCGCCGACCGAGCGGATATACTCCAGCGCATCGTCCAGCGGCATGACCCTGATCCGCCCCGTGAAGTCGCGGCAGGCGTCGAAGACCACGCGCATAACCGGCAGCGGGTTGTTGTCCAGGTGATGAAAGAAGCAGACTATCCCGCCGTTCGAGGCAAGGTCCTGGAGCGACGCCATCGTCCGGAAGTAGACCCCGTTGGTGACGACGAACCAATCGAGATATCCCTGAAAGAAATTGTCCGGCGCCGATGCGTTCCAATCGTAGCCGCACCCGACATAGGCCGTTCCCGTGTAGGCTACGGGCTTGTTCGCGGAGACGGTCGTTGCAACGACGGTCGGGCAGTGCGGGCTTGTGTCGCAGTAGAGCACATAGGTGTTGTTGTAGACCTTGAGGTGGACGCGCCTCCATGTTGCATCGGCCGCGACAACCCCGTTTGCCGAATCGACGCTGACCGTCTTCGTCCCCGACGCCCAGATCTCATAATGGATTGCCCCGTTGGTGTCGATATAGAGCCGGTGGTAGTTCTCCGCGTCGGTTCCGTGATAATAGAGCGTCTGCGTGTTGGTCATTGCGGTCGGGCGTATCCACGACGATAGGGAGATGTCGCCCCGTGAAAGGTCGAACATGGTCCCCGCACCCACCCCGCTCGATTTGTAGAAGTAGGAGGTCGTCCCGTTGAGCACGGCAGAATAGAGCAGGTTCTTGACGACCGTGTTGGAATAGCTCGCATTCGACGCGGTGAAGTGGTTCGCATTGGCCGAGCTGTCGTTCGCGTTGTTCTCGAAGTCGAGCTTGAAGACCGCACCGTACATTGCGTCGGTGACGACAAGCCGATAGATGTTTATGCCGGCGGTGGTCCCCATCATCCAGTTATTGTTGGTGAAGGAATCCGTGGCCCTTGCCCCGAGATACCCGGCCGCGACGGTCTTTGCCAGACTCGTCGCGTTGTAATTGCCATAGGCGTAGAGCATCGACTTGACCGGATACGGCCCGCCGCCCGCAGCGGTGAACGTCGATTCAAGGTCGCTCTTGCTCAGTGTCACTTCCTCGTTGTAGAAGGCATCGGGGTCGTATTTGAGGTTATAGACAGCGCTCCTTATGTCGATATCGACGTCGCGCTCGGTAGCGGCATCGCCGAGGATGAGCACGCCTTCGGGGCTCACCATTCTCACGCTGGCATTGGAATAGCTCGCAGGGGTCGTCTGCGTGCAGGTATAGTCGGCCAAACCGTTAATGTAGACGCAAAGTTCATTCTGGGTATCATACGCAGCAGCGGTAAGGTCGATATCGAGGTCGCCGCTGCCGTCAACGGTGGTGGTGAGGCGCTTTGTCGATGAGTTGATCCGCATCGTGCAGGTCGCCCCGGCGCCGACATACTGAATGTTCAGGGCATTGGTAACGGTAAGGACTGCATGGTTGCGGGTATGCGACGCTATCCAGTGCCCGCGGTTGATGCCTCCCTGTATGGTGGATATGAACCCGGCGTTCAACTGGCTCGTGACAATGGCAAGCCCTACCCTGTAGCCGTACTCGTCGGCGAGAACCGTGAAGTTGTTCCACTGATCGACGCCGCCCGTGTCGTCTATGTTGAACGTGATGATACCTTCGTTGGCGGACCTGGCCCATCGGGGCTGATCGTAGATATTCCCCGCCCCTTCCGTGACGCCGACAAGGAGATTTGCATTTGTCGGATTGCGGCCGTCGGGGAGGATGATCGAATGGTCGAGGGTGAACGTTCCGGCGGTACTCTGGATGACCGCCCCGCCCGTGCTCTGCGCTGCGCCTCCGGCGATAATAATGTTCGATGCGCTGTGCGTCCCTGATGAGGTATTGTAGATCGGGGCGCCCCAGAACCGGTCAAAAGCGCAGTTCGCTATGCTCACACCGGTGGACGTGTTGGCGATGGTAATGCCCTTGTAACGGTTATCCGTGAACAGGCTGTAGCGAAATGCGACCGCATCGCATGCACCTGTGAGGTAGATGTTATCCGTGTACCGCGTCTGTCCGAAGAGGCACCGGCTGAACGATGCATTGGTCAGGTTCGCGGCATAGATCGCGCACGCTTCGACGAACTCACAGTCCGCAACGTGGATATTGTCCCCTGCCGTGCTGATATTGATCGCCCTCGATCCATTCCCGACGGTATTCGTATGCATCATGCGCACATTGTTGATGTTCAGGTATGCCCTTGATACTGCCGTGATGCAGGAGGCGCGTATTGCGCCTTCGATGGTGTTGCCCGCCTGGTCCCCCTTCATATAGAGCTTGCTGGAAGCCCAGAACCACTCGCCGTCGGTAAGGGCGACTGATGTGGCCTTGGTCAGGAACGTGCCGTTCCGCCAGACAAGATAGACCTGGCTCGCTGCCGCCGTCGAGTAAATGCCCCCGCCCTCGTCGGTGCCGAAAGGAACGGCAAAGAGGTCCGACGCCTTGATGACAGGCTTTGCCCCCGTTCCATACGCGTCGATGGTGATCGGGGCGGAGGACGTGCCGGAGTAGCCTACCGTCATGGTTTCCCGCCACGTGTCGCCGCGCTTGAGGGAGACAATGACCGGGTTGCCCGCGTCGATGTCGGTCTTGATGTTGTTCGTGCCCGTCGTCCACTTGATGTCGGACAGGAGTTTCCAGGGCGTACCCACCGTGCCGTCGCCCGATGCACCGACCGATGAATCGACATAGCGATAGGTTGTGGCAGCAAGGCAGGGGAGCGCCAGGAGACAGAGAATGATAGCGAGAACAAGGGTGCGTCTATTCATAGCACACCATGAGCTGCGTCACCGCGCCGGTTACCGTGCCGATATCGATTTTGATGACGTCGCCGTCGGCGAGGGTCGGTGCGCTGATCGTCGTCGTGCTCGCTCCATCCGTATCGACCGTGAGCGCGCTGTGGATGGCGGTCGAGCCCGAACCGCTCGCGCCGGCATTCTGCAGGGTGACAACCGCCGATGTGCCGCCGACGGCAATGCCCCAGACCTTTGTCACCGTCCGGGCAGAGGCGATATCAAAAAGAAGGTTGTCCGCATCGGACGGGTTGGTAATGGTCTTGCAGACCTTGCCGGAGACTCCGCCGCCGCCCGCCCCCACTTCTTCCACCGTCGAACCGGTCCCTTTGTAGAGCTTTCCATCGTCGATATCCTGGCAGAGCTTCCCGATAGCGTAATACTGCGATTGGTAGCAGTTAGTATCGGTAGCGACAGCGCCGCCGACCCCATAGACCGGACTCCCGGCCATGGCGTGGGCAGTAAACCAAAGAACAAAGAGAACTGCAAAAGCAAGTTTCCTCATAGCGTCACCTCAGTATTTGATAATAAAGGTCACGACTACCATCGGATTCATGATGTCCATACCCGTGGGGGTAGCCGAGTTGTTGACGGTCACCGATATATTGGCTGTACTAGACAGAGAGTTGAAATATCCTGACACGCCATTTGATGCCCCCCAATCCGCCGCAGCAGAACCACTAGACGCAGGGCCGAAACCTATACCGTGTGTATGCCCCGAATCCGTGCCCGTCGCTGTATGTCCATGCGACCCTACTTCTCCTATCGTCTGTGTATGCTTTTCCGCCCCTGCCGTTGCGCCTAACACCCTGTTCGTCCCTGCCCCGCCGCCTTCTGCCGTGTTGCCCTGCCCGACGCCTATTGGGATGCGGCCTTTGAAATTGGGGAGGTTGAAGGTCGTGCTGCCGTCGCCGGCACCAAAAGTTGTCCCCATCACAGCGAACAGGGTTGCATATGTTGTGCGTGACACCGCCGAGCCGTCGCAGACGAGCCAGCCCGCAGGGGCGGAGGAACCGGCATACATGCGTATCTCGCCGGTAACGGCTGCCGTCACCGATAGCAGATCCCTTGCCGCAGCCGCATCTGTCGCGGCAATCAACGTTGCGCCCCATGCGCTCACCGGTACGTCGGCCGAACCGGGCCCGCCTGCGGAAGCAATGGGGTTCCCGCTTGCATCGAAGGCCAGGTACCTGCTTGCCCGTGTTGCCGCAGCAGGAAGCATCATGCCGGAAGTCGTTTCGCTCTTCGGCACGACAACCGATCGGTTCAGTCTCTCCTCATGCTGCTGCGCTATGCGCGTGAGCTTATCGAGGCCCGTCTCGAAGCTCTCGTACAGGGTCGGCATGCCTTCGGTGAAATCGGCCTCCTGCGTCAGGGGGACGTTGCGCAGGATGGTGATCGTGTTGCCCGTCGCATAGGTGGAAAGAGTCGTTACGGTCCCGCCGCTCGTGCAGTCGCTGTTCGTGCAGGCGACCGTATAGTTGGTTGTCTCGGTAAGCGTGGTCTCGACACCGGCAGGGCTGGTGAGAATCACCTGGATTTCGGACGTGGCCCCAACGCCGAACGTGAAAACAAAGGCCGTCGTCGAGCCGTTGCAGTTGTACTGGGCCCTGGACGTGGACGTTGCAACGGTGGCGTCCGCGCAGATCGGGAAAGCCAGGAACATGAGGAGAACAAGAACCGACAACAGGCGCTTCATCGTGCGTCACTCTTTGACGTCGCACTTCAGCGTGACGGCCGTTGTCTCATCGCCGCCCGTCCTGCCGTCATAGGACGCCTTCCAGTAGCGCCCCACGTAGGCGCTGTCGAATGCCTGCGTCGACACCGTCGCGACCGTGTAGGTGTGGCTGAATATGTCGGCGTAGCTGGTGCCGCCGTCCGTCGAGCGTTTCAGGGTGATCGTCACCGCCGTGGGCGCGGTCCCCCCGGTCGTCATCGTGCAGGCCATTTTGGAGGCATGAAAGCCGAGGTCGACGGCCGCTGAATCGCCCATAGCCGTGGCACCGTCGATAAACACAACGGCGTCACGCTCGGGCGAAAAGACGACATTGACATTCTTCCCTGTCGGCACAAAGACGTCTGCCGCGAAGACCGACACGGCAAGAAGGGCAAAGGCACACAGAATGAGCGTTGTTACAAGAATGGATTTCTTCATTGTGGAACCTCCTGTCATTGTTTTTCTCAGCGCTTTTCATCTTGTTTTCCTTGTTGGCATTCCCCTCGGTTTGTAGTACATGTTCGTTGTGCAGAGTTGCTTCGGTCCCGGCGACTGTTATCACTGGCCCGGCTCTCAACTCCAGTGGTAGGAAAGGGCGCCGATAAGCCGGTGTCGGGGGTACGCGCGACGTCCAGGAGCAGCTTCCTTCCGCTTCGTTCTTCGCAAGGCTTCCCTCTCACCGGCCTTCCTCCGCCACCCGGTACGGTCCGAAAGCTCCGGCAGACTTGCCGAACCACCTTCCCTTATCTGCCGTGCCGAGTACTTCTCCCAGCGAAGTTGCATGGGGCCTGGCGGCGTTTTCCTTCCAGGCAGCATCATCTATCCCGCCTTCCTGGTAGATCCAACTGAGTTGGTTGTCTTCCTCATCGCTGATTCGCTCCTTGTAGATGAAAACGCTCCGCGCACCGAAGTCCTTTGCCCTGTTGCCCAGAAAGCCAAGCATCTGTCTCGTATTGCGCAGCATGCCGGCAGGGATTTCCTGAATGGCACGGACAAGGGCGTTGGAGCCCGTGTAGATGACCGTCATGTAACCGTCGCCCGATTTAATGGCCTGGCCTATCGCAACAATATGCTCCGGGCCGGTGACGAGTTGGCCCTTCGAACCCTCCCTCACCTCCTCGGGAAGAAGGGGATCGGTCCAGCCTTCCGGTCTACCGGGTACCTCAACGTTTTCCTCGCCTTTCATGATCGAAGAATAAACCCCGGAATCGATGATCACGTGGTCTATCAGCCCCGGCACTTCGTTCCTGATATACCGTGTGACCGCTACGTCCCTGCCTGAAGGTCGGGCATTTCCGGAAGGATGATTGTGCAACAGGTAGTAACCGTCGGCGCCGAGGCGCCTCATGCGGTCCGTTATTTCGTGCCGCAATCTTTCTATACTTTCATTCTGTTTCCCGATCAGGACGAAGCCCGGCATGTTCGAGGAAAAACCCTCGTGACCGGCGATGCGGCCGTCCTTCACGTAGAAGATTCTGAGCGTCTCTACGCGGGGATCACGGTATATCTGGGCAAGTACGGCGAGGTCGGCGGAGGATGCAACAGGCGCGTCCCTGAAGTCTATCCATCCTTTTCGGACAAAATCGGCGATGCTGCGGGAAACGGTACGTATGCCGGACGGTGTTAGTCGATGAAGGTCCCGGGTTTCAGGCTCTTTAGAAAGGAATTGTCTGCGTAATAGTCGATCGAGGTCTTCTCTGATTTCTTCTCGGATTCTTCGATTCTTTTCTCGGACTTCTTCGCTTTGGGTTTGGTCTTCGGCGGCTTCGACGTCCGCCGGACTCGTTCTTTCGGTTTGCTCATGCGGGCCTCCATTTTCACTATAATCCGAATATGCAGTCCTGTCAAAGAAGTCCTGGTTCTCGGACCCCGGATCTGCGCGTTGTGCCGTCTCGCGTGCGGGCTTGCCTTCCACGAGGTCTTTCAGGTCGGTGACGGCCTGCTCTATGTGTGCCTTGCCTTCCGGGGTGGCCGCTACTGCTTCGAGGCCCGCCAACTCAGCCGCCTGCCGCGTGGCGCCTGTCGCCAGTGCGTCGCGCCGCGCCTGGTCGTAGACCTGTTTCGTCTTTTCAGCCATGCCTGCGGTAAGCCTGGCAGTAAGCGCAGTCCACACGCTACGCGCCCCACCAAGGCCGATACCGAAGACTGCTCCGGCCATGGCTGCTTCGTTCAGGCGTGCGTTTGAGAAATCGAAAAAGGATGTCGGTTCGCCCAGCGCATCGAGCACCACCTTTTCTTGATACCGTTCCTCTGCCGCTTCCGTGAGGCCGACGCCTGCCAGCTTCCCCGTTGCGGCGAGGATGCGCTGCGCCAGTATCCGCTTGGTCACAATACTTGGAACCTTCGACACGGGGAAAAATGCCAGCGCCACCTGTGCGGCGTCCCACCCGCTGAGTTTCATGTTGTCCCAGTAGACCGTATCTGCGACCACCTCGGCATTTTCAGGGGTAAACCCCTTCTGTATGGCCTCATCGTATGCACCCTGGCTTTCCATGCCCGACTCGAAGAATCGGGACAATGCCGCAGAGCCGATACCGGCCAGTATTGTCTTTCCTACTATGCCCAGTCCAACCGCGGCCCCGACATGCGCCCCGACATACGCCCCTACTACCGCTGCCGGTATCAGGGAAAGAGCGGCAGGGATCGATTCCGCTATTGTCGTCGCGTAAAAATCGGGGTCAATCGCGCTTCTCCATGTAACTTCGGGCCGGTTCGTGGGACCGGGGTATGTGCGTTGCAGGCGTTCTCCGTGATAGATGTACAATTCCGCATCTTCAGGATCGATGCCCTTCCGCTGCATGTAGTGGCCTATCATCGAATAGAGATTGCCATATCCCCTCGCGATGGAATCGCGCGATTTCTCCCAGAAGTTCTTTTCATGGAGATGCTCCACGAACTGGTCGTGCAGGCCGAGCGCCGTCGAGATAGGCATATCGTACGTGGCGGCGAGCGAGGCCGCGTTCCGCACCTTCTTTTCCATGTTAAACCCGGCAAAGCTCAGTACTTCGCGGGCCATCTTTTCGAGCTCAATGTCCGGTATCTGTGGCGTGGGCCGGGTTATAAAGGGGTTAGTGGCGGCCTGATATGCGACGAGATCGAAGATGTCGCCGACCGGCTGCTCCGTGCTGAGTTGATCAAAGATATCGGACATCAGAATTGGTATCCCTCTCGCGCCCATTTTCGGGCCAGTTCTTTGTCGCCTTTGGCAAGGTTTAACATCCATAGGGCCGTTTCTGCGTCGAGCGGCGCCTTGACCCTGACCGGTCTGTGTACATATGGTTCTTCCGGTCCTTCCCCCGGTTCTGCGAACACGCTTTTGCCCTGCATGACACGCTGCATTGCGAAAGAAATGGCCTTAATTCTGACATCTCTTGGAACCGGCTTGTTATTGGGGATGATGTTTTTTTGCATCCGTTCGCGCTCTCTGACGTTGAGAGTCGGAACAAGCGTGGGGATCTCCATGTCTTTGCCGCCGATCTTGGCATTGATGGAATATTCAGTTGCGACGCCCGTTTTGCCGTTAGGATACGTGATAGGCAACACGCCAAGGAACCCTGTTCCTTTCTGACTCCCATCTTTACGCAAATCGTTCTTGTTGGGTTGCCATGTCGGGGTCGGAGAGGCCGTCGGTGAGGGCACCTTCACCTGCACCCCCGCCGCAACCTGTGCTTCCATGAATTTTCGCTGCCGGTCGGTCTCATCTAGGGAGAACCAACTTTTCACCATTTCAGACAAGACTTTCCTTTCCATGAAGTCGTTGAGCTTGTTTTCAAAATCAGGTTCTTCGGCATGTTTGAGCACAAAGTCTTTGACGAGGGTGGTGTACTTGAGCCGCCACGCGGCAATTTGATTCTTGTCTTCGAGGTTAAGGGCCTTGGGCAACGTCTCGCCGGACCTTATCTTGTTCAATGCTTCTCTCACAGCATCGTGTTTGAGCGGGTCCAGCTTATTCTGAAGCCCCATCAAATGTCCCAGTTGTTCAAACCCGATTGTACCGGCCGTGAAGTCCTTCATCAAAACCCGCGTCTTAAAATCCGGTGAAGCGAGAATTTTGTCCCTGTTGTTGTTCTGTTCCATCGCTTTCAATTGCAACGCCGTTATTCTGTCCTGCTTGTTCTCGATAGCCAGGGTGCGGACGTTGTGCCCGGCCGTTGTTTCTGCGGTCAGCGCGCCGGTAGGACTGGCGGCCTTGAATGCTTCCCATTTCGGGCCGGACAGGTGCGACGGCAGCAAATAGCCGCCCGATGCCCGAACCTTCGGGAGTATGTTCGCGATGAAGGTTTCATGGGCTTCTTTATCCGCCCTCTGCTCATCTGCCTGGGCGACAGCCACAAATTCAGACACCTTATGAATTGCTGCCTTCTCTGTGTCGACATCGAGTTTCATCGTCTGTATCTTGTCTATCATCGACATGACGGTAGCTTTCGGGTTTTCCTTGTACACGGCGGTGCCGATATCGATACCTTTGCGTTCCGCCGCCGCCTTCTGTATGCCTGGTTCCATCTTCTCGCGTACGTCCTGAAGTAGTTCCCCTTTCAGCGCCTCGAACGCGGCCTTTGCGGCCACGGGTTCCCTGGTCTTGATGAAGGATTCAGCAATATCGCTTCTGGCCTTCGTGAGAAATATCTGATGTTCTTCTTTTGTAAGGTCGCCGCTCGCGAGTTGGTTATTCAATGTGGCCGCATGATTGGCAAGCCCGGCGTCATATTCTCCGGCCGCCGCCAGCTTCTTTGAGGACTCGAGGCTGAGGGTGCGGACGTTTCCCTGATAGGCTTTGATCTGTGCCGCCTCGTAGGCAGCAAGATGGTTTTTCAGAAGGGTCGTGTTGGCGTCAATATGCTTTTCTAAGAGCAGGTTATACCGTTCGCTCTTACCCTCTTCCCGGTAATTCTGTTTTACTTGATCGACAAACTCATTCGCCCACGCCTGGCTGCCGAAGGCATCCTTACCCTTCTTCTGCTGCTCGAAGCTCTGCCGGGCTAAAAGAAAGTCATCATTGATGCGCGTGCCTACCTCGGTGAGTTCGGCATCCTCTTTCTGTCGCTCAAGCCGGATGGCCATAGTCAGCATTTCATCCCCGACCTTTGCCACCTGTGCCCCCGCCCTTGTCACTGCCGCATAGGGCGCGGCCATTGCTTCGGGGCTGGGCGCTACCTGTCCCGATGTTCCGGGGATGCTTATCTGTCGTTCATAGCGTGGTATGGTAGGCATAGTTACTATTCCTTAAAAGGCCCGATCTTCTTCTTATATTGATATCCTGCTATTCCTGTCTGTCCCAATCCCGTCAGGAACGTGCTCCCCGCGCTGATCATGCCCGCGTTGTATGCCTGCTCACCCTGGTAACCTGCCATGATGCCCTGGTTCAAAGAACTCGCTGCATTTACTTCGCCGCCGTACCTGATCGCCTGCGCGTCACGTTCGCCTTCTTCCGCCTGCTCCATCAACATGAGCAAAGGCGAGCCTTCGCTGATATCGACACCGGCCTTGGCGTAGAGGGTGCGCGTGCGCCCCATGAGCTTTTTCAACTTGTCCCGCTGTATCGCTTCCTCATAGGCGGCCTTCGTGCGGGCGGCTTCGGCATTGGCTATGCTTACCTCTTCCGCAAGATCGCCCGCCGCTTTTGCCGCCTGCCCCTGTCTGTATTGACCATAGGCGGATACAGCGGTTCCGATCCCCATAACGGCCATTGCGATAACAGGAAGCGACATTTAAAAGACCCTCCCGTACATGAACATATCCTCACCCCTCGGCCCGTATCGTTTGAGCAATCCTTCGTTGGTAAAACCGAGATGTTCCATGAACCTCTTCCCGGCCTCGAAGCCCGGCTCCACAAGTGCCTCAATCCTTCGCAGGTCATAGGCCCGTTGTATATCCATCATCTTCTGCTTTATAAGCCGGTAGGACTGCTTGACGTGCTTGCAGAAGAGTGTAGACGGCAGTATCCATGCCTGCCCGCGCTGCCAGCCCATCATGAGGATACCGCCGCAGATAACCGGCTGCCCGTCGCAAAGGAGCGTGAATGCAGGCCCGGCCTTTTTCCAACCCTCGGCCCACTTGTCCCAGTCCGGATAGGCAGAGAGCCAGATATCCCGCTCGCGCACACTGCGGTCAAGGATCGTATAGGCGTGCAGGGGTTCGTACCGAACAAGCTCGTACCTACCCATCGGCCACCTCCACCTTTGGAGCGATAGACAGCACGGTCATCGGCAGGGGTAAATCCTGCTTGATGACGAGGCGCGTGCGTGTATCGAAATCGCCGTCAAAGTCGTAGTCCTTGTCGCCGGTGAACAGTGCGGGCGCGCTCCCGGTACCGAACGGGATGGATTGCAGGGTGTCCTCGTCAGGCCCCCACTTGCAGCCGTAGCTTTCGTAGAACGACGCGGATATGGCGACCACTTTCTTTTTCTTCCCCTTGCTCGTGCCTTCCCTGCTGCCCGGCTCGATGAGCATGGGTTCAATAATGGAGTCATACGGCAGGCCGACGTGTATCTTGTTCGCGTACCAGGCGAGCGTGATCGCGCCCGATGCAACGCTCTTCTGCGGATGCACACCGATATCGGTATGCACGGCCACCTGCCTGCCTTCGAGATGGTCAAGGCCTGATACGTCTTTGGCGACCTGGATCGCATAACCGCCGCCTGTGTATGCATCCCATGCGCTGCCGTCGATGCCGGAAAGCTCGAAGGTGTTCGCGGCCTTATTGGCGACCGTGTACGCCGTGGTAAGCCCGAGGTTGACCTGCGTCATGCCCTCCACGCCGTAAATGCGTACCTTGTCGCCGTTGTCAAAGGTATGCCCGGTGATCGTCACCACCGGGGGATTGGCCGCCGTGATGCCTTCTATACCTTGCGCACCTTCACCTTCCCAGGTAAGGCCGCTATCGACAAAGAAGGCGTCGGCGATTTCTCCGAATATCTCGTGCGGCTTGAAATATTCAACGTAGCGCACTTCCGAGCCGTCCACGGTGCGCTTGACCTGTAGCCACACCTCGTCTTCGTTGTCGTCCGCAGTGATGACGGCCACACTTTCTATCTCGTCCCATACATCTTCACTGGCCGCATCATTGGTTTCGCGGGTCAGGGTGATCGTCGTCACATCGTTGTCTTCGACGACGCTCTCTACCGTGTCGATGGTAGGGACCGCTGATGCCTTGCCCGTGACGATGCGGAACCAGCCGTAGATCTTTTCCTGGATGTCGTACGCCATGGCAAGGAGCTGGCCGTCTGCCCTGACCGCCCATAGTATCTGCATGGGTTCTGTCTGGTAGTCCATGTCGTTGATGCCGGAAAGCGTGCGGGTGGCACCCAGGGCGATATGCTGCGCAGCGCGCGTGAGGTCAGTGCCGACGTACTTGTCCGAATAGTAGTCATAGGCAATATGGCGCACCCTCGTGCCGCCGCGCTGGACGGCGAGAACGGCGTCGTGCAGCATCTCCGCGTCCATGTCCTTCATGCCTATGGCAAACTGCCGCCTGGCGCTCACGTTGGATATGCCGATAGGCTCCGATGCGGACCCGCTCCATATCTTCCACACCCCGCCCGTCGTCCCTGCAAGGAGCACGTCTGCCGCCATGAGCCATCGTATGCGGTCTACCTTGTCGGAGTAGAGCGAGTATTCAAAGGCGGTGGAATCGTCATCCGCATCCTGCGTGAAGTTCTCGAAATCCGCCGACCCGCTCGCCCACAGCGTCTGCGGGTTGTTGTCGGTCCCGGCAAAGCACAGCCGCTGCTCGAAGAAGGCGACTGCGCCGGGGTTGCTGCCGTCCGCGCCGAATTGCGCCTCCTGTGCCGCGCCGCCGGAGGTGTATGTGGTGTAGCCGCTTGAATTGATGCCCGCGAGCTGAAACGTCTTCGCCCCTGTATTGATGCCGGCAACGGTGAAGAACAGATCGTTCACTTCCGTCATGCCGACAACGCCGGAGATATAGACGATATCCCCGTCGGCAAGGCCGGCGGCAAGGGACGAGACCGTAACGACTGCCGGGTTCGCCTTTGTTATCCCGGTAATGGTCATGGCCGTTCCGACAGCCGCGACAAAGTCCGTCAACGTCCATGACGTATGGCCGGTGCGCGTGAGCTTCTTCGGCGGATAGTTCGGATGGACGATATAGAGGATGTCGGCGGACTGGGTAAACTTCAGGTTGTACAGATCGGCTTCAAGGTAGGGCGTTGCGATCTCATACGGCGAGTCGCCGGAGGTGATCTGCGCCCGGTCCTTGTAGAAGCGCATGTACTGGCTGCCGATCTCGATAATGTATGCCTGCGTGGTGGAGAAGTGGAACGGGGCTATCCGTGATTTCTCCGCGGCGGTTTTCGTGGGCGCCACGTAGTACATGCCGGGTCTGCGCATGGCCCCGCCTTCGATGAGCGGGACCATGTTCTCCATGACGCGGCAGCCGGAGGCGTATTTTACAAAGTCCGTGCGGCTGTCGATCTTCGGACTCAGCTCGCCGCCGTTGAAGTTGTTGATAAGGGGCGCGGTCTTCACACTATCTCCCTGCGTCTACCCATGCGTCCGCGTCCTTTTTCTCGTTCTCCACGTAGAGCTGCCTCCTGTCTGCCGCCTTTGCCTTCTTGAGCGACCGCTCGTACAAGGTCATCATGTCCTGGTGCTTCGTGATGGACTCGACAACGCTCAGGGCAAGCTCCGCCGCGAGCCGGTATGCCACACAGGTCTGGAAGGCTGCAAAGAACTTTGTCGGGTCGGTGATCCGCCTGACGTAGAGCACATAAACATCATCCCCGCCCGAGCTGTCGTAGTCGGTCATGATGCAGAGGGATCCATCCGCTGCGGAGAGTGTTTCAATGGAATAGGGCTCGATCCCCGCGGGCCATATCCACGGGTCGTCCGCATTATCGACGGCCGGGCAGAGATAGTCCGCCGGCAGCGGGTAGGCATACTTCCACCGGCAGGCGTTCGCCGGACTCGTCGCGCTCTGCGACAGGCCGGTCCGCAGCGTCGCAAACCGCGGCTTCACGTCGGCAAGGACGATATCGAGCACCTCATCCCATATGTTGTTGACCTTGACCGCGTTGGGGTTCGCGGCATCGGGCAGCGCGGTGATGCTGCCCTTTGCCCCTATCACCTGTAATGCCCTGTTCGCTATGCGGACCTTTGAATAGGCCATTGCTCACCTTAGAGAAGGGGGAGGCTCCACACCTCCCCCGGTTTGTCTACCTCCTGCCTTTCCTGCCTGTGTCGGCGTCGATGTCGGCAACATTGTTCGCCGTCCTGACCCCGCCCTCAACCTCGGTGCCGGTGACAAGCACGCCCTTCGGGTGGTCGGCATCCTTCACGAGTCTCTTGCGGTACTTCTCCGTGCCCGGCGGAAAGGTGAAATACTTCCCTATGGGGTCGAGCGGATTGATATCATCCGTATCGCCGGGTGAGTACCTGCGGGCCTTGCCTGCATCCCAGCATCGCGTATGGCATGTCGCTATCACAGCTCACCCCCCGTCTTCGGGCCGAAGTAGGCCGTTGCCTCACCCGCGGTCGGATTGCTGCCGCCGCTCAGCTCGAAATAGGCCCTCGCATAGCGGGCCAGCGTCGGCGGTGCGGGGATGAAGTAGTGTTTGCCCAACGTGAGACCGGCAACGGCTATCGTCCGCGATATGATCGACGTGGTCGGCGCGGTCGCCGCGCCCGCAACAATGTGGACGATGAGGCTTGTCAGGTTGTTGAATGCCTCGGTCACGACAAAGTGAAGGCCGAAGCTGCCGTGGCCTTTGTTGAGGTCGGGGTCGGAGCGCCCGAAATCGACCTCATTGGCGCTGTACTCACTCCCGCCGTGGCCGACATCGGCGTCATCGTGCAGGAGATATGGATAGTCGTACATTCCCATCGTAGCCTCCTTTAAGAAACGACGGTCTCGGTTTCATCGATCATCTCGGCGACGTAGACCGGGATGCCTCTGAACCGCGTTATACTGCCGCCCCACACGTTGTCCGGGGTATACTGCACGTTGGTCTTGTCCTTCGCGCTGATGTCGAGGTAGTTCTTGATGGACAACGAGCAGAGGATGATCGTGTTGGGGGCCGAGCCTTTGCCCGGCAGGTTGTTGATGAGCTTGATCAGCTCGTCTTCGTCGAAAACGTTCGTGGAGCCGCTCACCTCGATGTTCGCGTAGCGCAGGGCGCACCGCTCGTCCTCGACGACCAGGCCCGCGTACCACACAAAATGCGACCGCAGCACTTGGAGGTACTTCGGCGCCGCCTCGGTGTTGGTGTTCTTCGTGGCCTCGCCGAGGTCCTCGATCTGGAGTCCTGCAGGGAGGTTCTTCGGGTATATCCCGTAGACCTTCCTCTGGCCCAGCTCCAGCACCCACACGCTCGTGGTGTCGCCTCCGGAGCCGCCCGCACTGACCACGCAGTAGGGCCTGGTCGTGTCGCCGTTCGGCCTCTTGGTCAGGCTGTTGTAGCGCACGGCAAGGCCGTCGAAGGCCGCAGGGTCGGTCGCAAGGCTGCCGTAGAAGAACAGGTCTTCCATCTTCTGCGTCATGGCCTCGACGTGCGCCGCATCCTCGTCCTGCCGCCACTGGTTCGGGTCGTTCTGGATCTTCCACAGGGCCTTATCGACCTCGCTGTAATCCTCGACCATGGCGATAGGATCGGAGAACGGCGTCTTGTGGGATGCGGTCAGCGCAACGCCCTCGTTGAAGCGCCTGGTGCCCGGCGTTCCGAGCACGCTCCTGCGCGCCCCGATGTTGCTCATGATCTGGTTCGACGGGAAGAACGGCAGGTAGCGCAGCAGCGGGCATTCCCGCGCCATGATGTCTGCCGCCCATATATACTGCGCCCGTCCGTCCAGGGACGAATAGCTGTTGACAATATCCATGATGGTGTAGCTTCCACCTACATCGGCCATTTCTTATCCTCCTTGGGGTGGTGCCGGGGACTTGTCGTAGAGCATCCCGGCCTTGGTATCGGTCGGCCTTCCCGTGCCCGGAGGCGACGAATCCTCGCGCATGAATCGCTCGTGTATCGTGTGCATCATCCTGATGAGGCGAACGTCGTTGCCCAATCCGGTCTCTTCGAGGAAGGCATCGATGTTTGTATCGGTGAGTGCTATAAAGGCCCTTCTGACGGATTCGACGTTGGCATCGAAGCCGGCGCCCCACTCGGCGCGGAGCTTCTGTTCCGCGTCGCTCCTGGCCTTCTCCCGCGCCGCCGCTTGGGCCTGCTCCATGCCCTTCACGAACGTGTTCCAGGCAGGCACGATGGCCGCAACCTGCTCCTGGGTGAGGTGCGCCTTGTGAAAGGCAGCGCGCGCCCAGTCGACCATCTCCGGCGAGTTCTCGATGCCGTCCGCCTGCGCAAATTCGTAGTCGTCCGCTTTTTCAGGCATGCCGAGCTGCCGCCAGAAGGCCGCCTGCTCTTCCGGTGCGGCGTCATCACCCGGTTTGAAGATCGCGCCTGCCAGCTTTGTCTCAAGCTCCGTCGCCTGCGCGGCAGCCTTGCCCGTCTCATCGAAGTGGAACTTTGCAAAGTCGCCCACGGTCTTGAACTGCGCCAGGGTCTCGTCGTTCTTGTACTCGTCCGGTAGCCCGGCCCTCCATCCCAATGACTCGGCCGCGTTGTTGCCGCCGCCTTGATCGCCTGTCCGGGTCACTTGGCTCTCTGTATCCATAAGATCCTCCTGCGTGATTGGTACGGGCCAAAAAGAAAGAGGGCGCCACAGTGGTTACGGCACCGTAACTGCCCTCTTCCTCTTTGCTTGCGTCCCTTGCCCCCGGCCGAGGTTGGGGGAACCCGATTACTTGCGTTGCGCTATCCGTTATCCTCCTTACTTCCGCAGATCGTTACGATGCGCCTCCGGCAGTATCTGCGCCAGCGCCTCCACGATCTCGCGCATGGATGTTCCTTCCGTCAATATCCCGCAGCGCTGCAAAATGGTGATGCCGAAATTCTGACCGGCGGCGTCCTGCGTGTTGCCGGGGGTCTGGAATTGCAGGAAGCGTGCGGATTGCAGGATGTCGGCCAGTACGTCATGGCCCATAGGCGAGCCGAAAAACACGTGCCGGTACTTGGCGATCAACTCGTGTCTGGCGCTTGCCTCTGCCGTACTGCGCTCCTCAATGCCTGTGTTCTTCATTGCTGCGCCGCTCCCATCAATGCTTCAAGGGGGCTTCCCGGTTCTGCGGCCTTTGCGGCTCCCGGCAGAGCTTTTGCTATCTCGGCAGCCCCCTGTAATGCTGCTTGAGCCTGCTGCTGACGCTCGATCTCCGCGTTGATCCTCTTTATCGTCTCGTCATCGAAGATGCACTCAGCGGGAAAGCCCGATTCTTCAAGGGCTATCTGCATCGCCTTGTCCCAGTTCACGCGCCGAAGCGACGTGGGGCTTACCGACGCAATGGCCCCTGCCAGTTCGAGCCCCTGCTTGATGCCCTGTACCTTGAAGAGGCGTTTCTGTGCCTGTGCGAGCGGGCCGAGGTAATCGACATCGATGCGCTCACCCGCGTACTCAAGGACGATATCGGGCGGCACGGGCAGCCTGCCTGCCCTGCCCTCGATGCCCGCAACACGGTCGATCACCGGGTCGAGCAGCTCGGCCTGCATTCTGCCGATCATCACGCCGAGTATCGCCGCCTTCTCGCCCTGCATCTCCATGATCTGGATGACCTTCAGGTCGACGTTCTGGAATGCCGCCTGCGACAGCATCAGGAAGAAATCGACATAGAATGCTTCCTTGATGATCTTCGCGCGCCGCTCCTGCAGCTCGAGCGCATAGGGAAGCTGGATGCCTTCAAGGAGCGGCCTCGGTATGTCCTGCATGTCCTCCACCCAGGTCCAGCCCTTCGCCCGGTTGTTGACCAGGCCGCGCAGCTTGTCGATGCCGACCATGGGCGGCTCCGCCATCTTCTGGCCTGCAACGAGGTTCGATTTCCCTTCGCTCTGCGCGATCATGATGTCCGCATATGCCTGCCATGCAGGGGAGCGCCCGCATATCTCGTCGTTGTTCTTCCACCAGCGCCAGGTGAAGTGCGGGAACTCGTCGTAGCCCGATTCACTCAACAGCTTCTCGCCTGTGTCGAACAACCAGTACGACGCCCACGGCTTGTTTTTGCTGTTCAGGATGTTCTTGTCATATTCGATGCGCGGCTCTATGGCATGGATGACCGTCTTTTCGGCAAACGGATTGTTCTCGAGGCCCGTCCCGATATTCGGGTCGATGTCCGTCAACCGTCTCTCCCCGAACTTCTCCACGAGCTGCTTCAACGTGAGCGGGTATTTGCGATAGAGCGTGTCGACCCTGCCGTGTTGGTCTTCCGCAAAGTAGCACTCCCTGAAATGCGGCTGCTGGAAGACGATGCGCCCGGCCTTCACATCTTCCTCGCAGTAGGGGTGCACGGTCCCGATGGTCACGGCGTCGTAGATGACGCCCGGCATCACCTCGTAGAAGTTGGACCGCTGAAATGAGGCATAGAGTACGTCTTCGTAGTCTTGCAGCCATTCCTTGACGCCGGGGTATTCATCGAGCTTCTTCCCGCTCCACGAGCGCATGCCGCCGGCGCGGGGGAAGTTCAGCGTGACGGGCAGCGTCAGACCGAACCACCTGATCGACGGCGCCACCATATAGCCGAACAGGCCGTTGGCGCATATCTGCGCCGCGCTGATCGCCGTGCCGTCGTAGACCTGCTGTCCCGTCCGCCGGCCCTTCGCCTCGTTGCCGGAGATGGAGCGGCGGCCGTGGTTGACGTACTCGATCACCTCGTCGATCATCGGCTCGTAGGGCTTGCGTAGCTGCTCAAGCTGCGAGAGGCGCTTTCTGATCTCGCGGACTTTGCTCTGTTCGTCGGCCATCTATCCACCCAGTAATTCGGCTTTTGCTGTGGGCGCGCTCGACACATCGCCCTGCGGGCCGGTCAGGATGGTTGACCGCCGCCCCTTGCGCTTCCGTGCCGCTTCCGCTTCGGCCTTTGCGGCCGCTTCCGCCGCGGCTGTTGCCGCCGTGTTATCGTAGACAGGAACCGTCACCACATCGGGGGTGGATGGTGAAGAGAATAAGCTCCCCATATCAGTCTCCCTTGAGAAAGTCGTTAAGCGGATTGCGCGCCTGCGCCTGCTTCGCCATCTTCCGCCGCAGGCCCTCCTGCTCGGTGATCTCCATCGTGTTGCCGGTGATCTTCTGCATGACGTACTGCAAGGCATCGTGCACGTGGCTGTACTTGTTCTTCTCCGGCTTGTCGCCGTACTGCCCCGTCACGCCGATCTCCCTGTAGTGGTAGCCGCCGATGAAGCCGTTGATGAGCCTCACGCACGAGGGGTTGATGAGCAGACCGTCGATCCGGCCGAGCTGCTTTTCCACCGACTCCTTCCGCGCCACCCAGTTCTGATCGCTCGGCCGTATGCGTATGCCCGTTGCCTCCCTGACGAGCTGCGTGTTGCTCGTGAAGCCGCCGCCCTTTTTGCTGAACTGGTTGTTCCCCGCAGGGTCGCCCCAGTCCTGGTACTGCGCGTTGGGGAAGAGCAGGTTGCATGAGGTCTGGACCATCTGCGCGAAGTCCTCGATGCCCAGCTTGTCCGTGTGGAACTCCCGCATGACGTGGACACGGCCCGCCGCCGGCACCTGGACAACGACGCACGCGGGGGTGTTGCCCGAATGGTCCCAGCCCCGGTAGAGCGTGCCGCCCGCCCAGACGAGCGGCTTGGCCGCGACGTGGTGGTCCTTCCTGAAGTTGTTGTAGACGAGCTTGCCCTGCACGATGACGCCGGGCCTCCCCTCGATGTAGGTCTCTATCCAGTCCTTGTTGTCCCGGTAGTCGTTGCGCAGGTCGTCGTAGTAGCCCGGCCGCAGGTTCGCATTGTTCTCGCCCGGAGGCTGCCAGAAGCCCGCGTGGTTGGGCAGCGGCTTTTTGTTCTCGCTCACCGGCCCCGGATGGCCGGTGGCGGACCAGTCGAAGTCCGTATAGGTGCTGTGCTCCACGTCGGGCGGGTTGGTCGTCTCGATGCCGAAGCGCACGGGGCATTTCTGCGGGTAACGGCCGATCCTGTTCTTGAGCATCCGCTTGATCTCGTCGGCCACTTCGATGCTCTCGTCGATCCAATAGCCGGTGATCTCAAGGGACTTGAACTTCTTTACATCGTCCGGGTTGTCGCAGGAGCGGAAGAGTATCTCCACGGTGAAGCCTTCGGGGTATTTGAGCAGGTAGATGTTCTCCTGCTTCCTGTGCCTGCCCCAGGGGAACCAGTCGAAGATCGTCCGCATGGTCGTGTCGCGCAGCTCCTGGTAGGTATTGCGCACCACGACCCACCGCGTATCCCGCATGGCGTATTCTTCAAAGAGGAACTGCGGCAGGTAGTAGCAGAGCTCCCAGGTGGCGGCGGACGTTTTCCCCGACCCGACCGGCCCGACGATGCAGCGGATCTGGGCGGCCGATTCGTGGAACTTGCGCAGCGTCGGGAGGACGACGTATTCCTTGACGTCTGCGGAGCGCCCGCCAAGCTTGAGGTCGGGCGGCACGGGGAGAGACGCGCGGGTGCGCGCTGCGGCGTGTGCTTCCGGTTCTATCGAGCGATCACTCATGGGCCTTCTTTCCTGTCTCCTTCGGTTTCGTCATCCGGTCGGGCTTCATGATGATGACGCCGGAATGCTCGACCGTATCCGCGGGCTTGTCTCCCCTCAGCTCGATCAGGCGCCAGAGCGCGGCCTGCTTGTCGTACAGCTCGTACTCGACACGCGATTCCGTGTAGATCGTCTCGCCGTCCTTGCTCTTGCTCACGCGGCTGTGCTCCTTGATCTTCCTGACCGCCGCCAGGCTCGCCGGCCCGCCCGGCTGCCGCCCGATCTGCTCGAACGTCTTTGCCTGTATCGTGCCGCCCTCGCCCACGCTCATATAGTCGTCGATGCGGGAGAAGGCGATGGCGCACAGCTCGGCGGCAATACGGTCGAACGTCGCCCCGGCTGCCTCCAATGCAGGGAGCGGAGGGGCACACGGGACGTCGGGCGGGGGAAGAGGGGGGACAACAGATACATGGGATGCGGTACGGGGTGCGGTGGGTGCCGCCGGCTGTGCGCACTGCCCTGTTGCGTCGCTTGCGGTTATCGGTGCCGGTCCTCTGGGGGTTGCACTGCTCATAGGGATAAGTGTGACGCATCAGAGGAGAGAGCGGAAGTCCTCATAGGGACATAGAAGGGGCATCATAGGGGCATAGTTGGGACATGGCGCAGAAGGTGATACGGGAGCGGCTCCTTCGGAAAGCTCCATCCGCACCGACAAAAAAGGGCAGGGCCTATCCGGCCCTGCCCTTCGAGGTTATTTTGTGCGCGGTTACTTCCTGAACCTTCTCCTTGCTGCCGCGAGGCCGATGAGACCGGGGGCGAGAAGGAGAAGCGAGGGCGGTACGGGCGCGGCGGTATAGCTCGTGCCGGAAAGCGACGTGAAGGAGACGCCGTCGGACAGCGCGATGGTGAGGGGATCGTCGATGCGCGCGCGGTGGCTTGGCCCCGTGGACTCGGCGGTCACGCCCAGCGTGAGGTGGTAGTAGTAGCCGTAATAGACGCGCGTGGTGAAATCAAAAGAATAGGTCCCCGATGCGTTGGATTCGTCGCCGCCTGCGAATTCCGTCCAGCCGCCGGCCGCAGTCAGGCTTCCGCTCTGTTGAATGCTTCCGCTGGACCAGGACCTCCAGCTATCGTACGTGATCGAGCCCGAGGACCACTGCGGAGTGAAACCGACCGAGAAGCGGACCCACGGCGCAGTCCCGGGGACAGCGGTGCGGTCGAGGTAGACGCCCCAGTTGCCCGCAATGTGGATCGTCACATCGGTATAGCTTCCGGTCGGACCCGAAAAGAGCAGCCAATCCCCGACACTGGCGCTTGCCTGCGTATAACCCGTGTACGTGTTGGCAATGGCGGAGACGACGGGCGCGCCCGCATAGAACGATGCCGAGGCAGAGGTGAACCCGTTCAGGGTCGTGCTGTTGAGAGAGGCGGCCATTTGCTGGGAATCATAGACAAAATTGGGGTTCTGGTACGAGACCGAGGCGCCGTAACTGTATGCGTCCGCCTGTATCACGAATAGCGGTGCGAGCAGCAAGCAGACCGCCAGGGCCGCGCACACGACCGGGAATGCTTTCATGTAAACCTCCTCAGAGATGACATTCAGGCGACCCGGCCGTCTCCTCGTGAAGGAACTACAGTTGAATATCGGAGACCCGTGAGCTTTCCGTCCCACCCTCGCGGGTGGTTTGGCTTTTTCAGTGTTGCCCTATTTTCGTATAACAGCCAAATACATGTCAAGCAAATTGTGGGCATTGTGAACAAATAATGACGACAGTCCACGACGGTCGTGTCGCGCATCTCCTTTATGCAGAAACTGCGCGGTAAAACGGTTACAATCGGTGCTTTTTATGGACTATCGTCAGGCACGATCCCCGGCTTGTTCTCCGGGGGCGCCGTCCCGATGCTTTCTGCTTGACAGTTTATACAGTCTTGTACATACTACCATACATACCATGAAAGATTTTGCCGTCAAGCTGATCTTTGTTCTGGAGGCAAGCCTCGCCGTCTACTTTGCCGCGGGCATCACCGCCGCCAGCCTGTTGGGACAATTCAGGCTGGCCAACCTTGAATTCATGATCCCGGGGGCAATGATACTTGTACTGAGCGTGCTCTCCTGGGTCGTCCTTCTCTCCCGCTACACCGCCTGCCGATGCACGGGCGCACTGGTGCTTTTTGTGATTGCGGGATTGATCGCAACAGCGCTTGCTTCCGTCGTCTACCCCGTCATCAGGACGGGGGTGCTGTGGCAGGGGCCGGGACAGTCCGGCGGGGCGGTGCTCTCCTTCACCATCTCCTCTTCGTTATCCGGCCAGCTTTCGGGCTTTGCCGTCGGGCTTCTCCCGTCCGTCCTGCTCATACGAAGGCTGTCGCGGGGCCTGAACGGAAACGCAACGCCCCGGAGCGCCTGAAGGCGCGGCGCGCACAATTCTGTTTGCAATCGTCCGCTGCCGGTGATATAAGAGAACCACAACCTATCGTTTGACCTTCAAGGGAAGAGCAGTGAGAATCTGCCGCTGTCCCGCAACTGTGATGGTGCGAAGGTCGGCGCCGCATACGGCAACAAGCCGGTGCGAAAAGCCACTGTCCGTGTCAACGGATGGGAAGGTGTGCCGACTGCCCTAAGTCAGGAAACCTTGGGTTAAAACGCTTTTAGGGACAAACCTTACGAGGTATAAGGAGGTCTCATGAAACCCTTCCGTTTCCTGGCTGTTCTCGCAATCTCACTTTTCCCGCTGTCCGCTTTTGCCGAAAGCGCGCCCCTCGGTCTCGACGCAATCGTCGTTACCGCGTCCCGCACTGCCACCCTTCTACGGGAGGCCCCCGCCAACGTGACCGTCATCACGGCGGACGCCATCAGGGAGTCAGGCGCACAGACGATCGTCGACGTTCTCGAACGCGAGCCGGGCGTCTTTCCCCAGAGCTATCTGGGCAACGCCAAGACGGCGACCGTCGACATCAGGGGGTACGGCGAAGCCGCGCCGCAGAACGTGCTGGTCCTCGTCAACGGCAGGCGCGTGAATATCCCCGACCTGTCGGGTGCGGACCTGGCACAGATACCCGTCGACGCGATCGAGCGTATCGAGCTCTATCGCGGGCCTGCCAGCGTACTCTACGGGGACAACGCGGCGGCAGGTGCGATCAACATTATTCTGAAGTCGGGTGAGGGC